ATGCTATTGGTAGAGGAACGGTTTCCTTCGCTCAAATATCTGGGGTGTAAATGTCTGTCTCCAACACGAACACCGAATACGATGCTAATCGCTTTAAATGGAAGCGTTGCCGCGATGTTATATCTGGCCGCGATGCTTTAATTCAGAACTACGTTAGCAATACACGCTATTCTGGTAGCCTTTATAATCCGTCATTCGATACTAATAATTATCTGCCAAGGCTCACAGGCCAAACAGATGTTGAGTATATCACTTATCAAGAGCGTGCTGCTTTCTTTAACGCCAGCGCACGAACACTTGACGCCTTCACAGGCATGATATTCTCTAAAGACCCAGTGTATAGACTGCCGACTGCCATTGAGCCTTACGCTAATGACATTACGCTTTCTGGCGATAACTTGCGTGAGTTTGCGGAACAGGTTGTTGAACAACAGATTGCCGTAGGTCGCGTTGGCATAATGGTTGATTATCCAGCCAATGCACCAACAAACATTACGATTGCCGCCGCTGAAGCTTTGAACATCCGCCCATTTTTGCGTTACTACACCGCCGAAAGCATCATCAACTGGCGCACTAGCTACATTAATGGCGCACAGGTTCTGACAATGGTTGTGCTTAAAGAAACCGTTGATGTTGCTGAAGATGAATTTACATCTAATCAGGTTGTGCAATACAGAGTGCTTGACCTTACGGAACAGGGCTATCGCGTTCGCGTTATGGATGACGCAAATGCACTGATTAGCGAAATGTATCCGATACAAAGCGGTGGCCCCTTATCGTATATTCCGTTCGTTATCCTTGGTGCTAACAGCGCGACATCAACAGTGCAGAAGCCACCATTGCTTGACCTTGTGGACACTAACCTTGCTCACTACCGCAACAGCGCAGACTATGAGCATGGCTTGCACTTTACTGGATTGCCAACCCCATACGTTGCTGGCGTGCAGCTACCAGAGGGCGCTACACTTGCTGTAGGCTCAATGAGCGCATGGGTATTCCCTGACCCATCGGCTAATGCTGGCTATCTTGAGTTTAAGGGCGATGGCCTAAAGACATTGCGCGAAGCCCTGAAAGACAAAGAACAGCGCATGGCTGTATTGGGCGCACGGATGCTTGCCGACGATAAGCGCACTGCTGAAGCCTTTGGCACGGTCGAATTAAAGACTGCTGGCGAACGCTCTATCCTTGCGTCAATTAGCCGCTCTGCATCTGATAGCATTACCCGTGCATTGAACTGGATGGCTGAATGGGTAGGCGCACCACAGGACGTTGAATTTAACCTCAACACTGACTTTGGTGCAGCGCGTATGGCTCCACAGATGGTCACTGCATTACTTGGTGCATATCAAGGCGATGCAATGCCGCTTTCGGTCTTGTTTGATAACTTCCAGCGCGGTGAGCTTATTTCACCAGACATGGACTTTGAAGAATACGAAGCGCAGTTGGATGACTCTGGCCCATCTTTCACACAAGATGCTCTGGTCGAGCCAGATGAAGATAACAACGACAATGCAGAAGAACAAACCCTGATGGCTAATATCCGTCAGAGGCTTGGACTCTAAATGGCAATCAGCGAGGAAATTGTCACCTCGCTAGTCGAGGCTGTGGCCGCGCTTAATCAGCGCACCAATGATGCTGCCTCACGCGCCTTGATAGCAGGGCCGCAAGGTGAAGCTGGCCCACAAGGTGAGCGTGGCGAGGATGCACCTCCTGTTACTGACGAACAAGTCAAGGCTGCGGCTGTAGCTTGGTTGGAAGATAACATGACGCAAGCCATTGACGGCTTGGATGGTAAGGATGGTGAGCAAGGCCCACAAGGTCGCCCACCAACGGATGAGGAGATACAACTTGCCGTCAATATCTGGTTTGAAATCAACCGTGCTTCGCTGGTTGGCCCCGCTGGAAGCAATGGCAGCGATGGCAGTAATGGTAGTGATGGGCGCAACGGTGTTGATGGCAGGAATGGCGTTAATGGTGCTGCTGGCCCCGCTGGTGTTGGCATCGCATTGGTGGAACAGCGCGATGAAACGTCTTTTTGGATAACTCTTACTGACGGGCAAGAGTTTCAGATTGAATTACCGAAACCCAAAAGAGTAACTGGCGGTGGCGGTGGCGGTGGCGGTGGCGGTGGCGGCATTCTCAAGCCTGTTTATCTATCAGCCGTTGATGTGCAGACGCAAACAGCCGTGGCAAACATTGCAACGCCAATGGAATTTGACACCGTTGTAGAAAACTACGGCATTACGATTCAAGACAATGTGCGCGTAGTGTTTAGCGAAAGCGGATTGTATAATATCCAGTTTAGCGCACAGTTGCATCATACTGGAAGCCAAGAACATAATATAAGCATCTGGCTTGCACGCGATGGTGTAGCGGAACCTGATAGCTGCACAGATATTACCGTTCCTGCCAGACACGGCTCATTTAACGGCGCGGCTGTAGCTGCATGGAACTTTTTTTACCGCGCTAGTGCTAATGAGTATTTCCGCATCTTATGGTCAACGCCTCATGCAGATGTTTATATTGCAGGATTGCCAGCGAGAACCGCTCCCGTTAGACCACGGACACCATCCATCATTCTAACAGTTAATAAAGTCGCGTCTTGACCGTATCTGACCAACTCCTTGACCTTTTGACCATACGGCAACTGCTTTTGCAGCGCATCATTGGTGGGCAAGATGCCGCCATAAACAAGCAATTAAATGCCATAGCTGCTGAAATAGAAAAGGCACTAAAAGGCGATGACCTTTCTACATATAAAGGTAAGCGTTTAACCAAGGCCATTGATGAGCTAAAAGCAATGATGGCAATTACACCGCCTGACCTTGCTGGGTTAGCGTCTGCTGAAGCATCATTTCTACAAAGCGCGTTTGTATCTATAGGAATAGACACAGTAATACCGCCAGCATCTGTAGTGGATGCAATTGCTAAATCGTCTTTGATACAAGGAGCAACAATTAATCAATGGTTTAGCCGCTTAAACGAGTCGGCAAGGTTTGACATTGAACGCGCTATTAAAAATGGCATAACGCTTGGGCAAACGAACAGAGAAATAGCTAAGGCTATTGTTGGCAATGGTTCTGACAAAGGCCCACAGGCGCTTGCAAAGGCAAGACGCGATGCAATGGCTATAACCCGCACTGGCGTTCAAACGATTGCAAACGAGGCCCGTATGGTTGGGCTGATGGAAAATGAAGACATTATTAAAGCTGTGCAATGGGTTTCAACACTAGATAGCCGCACTAGCGAAATCTGTATGGCCCGTTCTGGTAAAACATGGACATTTCCTGACTTTAAACCAATAGGACATTCTATACCTTGGAATGGTGGGCCTCCTGCCCATTGGTCGTGTAGGTCAAGCTATGTGCCTATTACCAAGTCATTTGCCGAAATACGGGGAGAACCTGTAGCAAAAGAAATATCGCAAACAACTCGCGCAAGTATGAATGGGCAAGTTGCCGCTGATTTATCATTTGACCAGTTTTTAAAAAACAAACCAGCATCTTTTGCTGATGAAATGTTAGGTAAAGGCAAGGCTGAATTATGGCGTTCGGGCAAAATTACTTTAAGCCAACTATTAGACCAGCGTGGCAATCCACTTACACTGACACAATTATCACGGCTATAGTATTATTGTCTGTAGCATGATAATAAAAGAAATATGCGGAGGCCGTGCCAAAGCATTAACCGCCCCCGAGGGGCAACATTAGTCCAGAGGACAAACACTATGAGTGAAGAACGGATAGCAGAGTTAGAAGCCGCAATGGAGGCGCTGAGTGCCAAAAACCGCGAACTTCTAGGAGAAGTTAAAATTACCAGAGCGAAAGCAAAGGGAGTTGAAATAGACCCAAACGATTTTATGGCGCTTCAAACTGAAAATGAAACGCTTAAATTGCAACTCGATAAAACGACCAAGGATAGCACTAAAACGATTGAAACATTGCAGACAAGCCTGACAGAAAAGGACGGCGCACTGCAATCTTACTTAATCGACAACGGGCTAAACGATGCGATGCTTAAAGCTGGTATTAAAGCTGAATTCATGGCTGCTGCAAAAGCCATGCTAAAGTCTCAAACCAAGCTAACGGCGGAGAATGGTCAATATTCTGCACTTATGGGTGATAAGCCGCTGAATGATGCAATTGCTGAATGGGCCGCTGGCGATGAAGGTAAGCACTTTGTTTCCGCACCCGCTAACTCTGGTGGTGGAGCCACTGGCGGAACAGGCAATGGTATTCCTATTGCACCCAAGGGCAACCTTGGTGGCGACAAGGTACAGCGAGCAAACGCAATTAAACAAATGTTCCCTGACCTTCAATAAGGATTTTAAGTTATGTCACTTTCGCAAATGAAAGTATTCAATGAATACGTAATGCCAGCCACCATTGAGACACTGGCTCAAATGGTTGACAAGTTTAACGCAGCATCGAACGGCGCAATTCGTTTGACCACAACTGGCTTTGACGGCGATTTCTATCAAGAGTCGTTCTTCGCTGCCATCCACTCTGCACAGCGTCGAGTTGACCGTTATGCTGCACAGGGCACGCCTACTGCAACTGACCTTACTCAGCTTCAGTTGAACGGCGTCAAGGTTGCTGGTGGTTTCGGCCCAATCCGCTTTGAGCCTTCGCAGCTTACTTGGTTGCAGAAGCCAACATCGGAAGGCATTGAAGTTGCATCGCGTAACTTTGCTGAAGCACTGATGGCTGACCAGTTGAATACTGCAATCGCTGCTCTTGTTGCCGCAATTGCTAACCAAAGCACTGCAACAACCGTAGACGTTTCTGCTTCGGCTGCTGTAAGCTATGGCACGATGAATTCCGCCAACGCTTTGTTTGGTGACCATTCGACGAGCATTGTTGCTAACGTAATGAACGGTGCTGCATATCATAAGTTGATTTCGCAGAACCTGACCAACACTCCACAGTTGTTTGTTGCTCAGAACGTGCAAGTTGTAGACATCCTTGGCCGTCCTGTCATCGTGACTGACGCTCCTGCGCTGTATGCTGCTGGCACGCCTAACAAGTCAAAGGTTCTTGGCTTGGCAGATAGCGCAGCCATCGTTTATGACGGCGGTGACGTTATCAGCAACATCGAAACGAACAACGGTCAGACCCGTATCGAAACAACGATGCAGGTTGATTACACCTTTGGCGTGGCTTTGAAGGGCTATAGCTGGGATGTTACGAACGGTGGCAAGTCGCCAACGGACGCAGAACTGGCAACTGGAACCAACTGGGACAAGGTAGCTACCTCCATCAAGCACACTGCTGGTGTTCTTGCTATCGGTGACGCTGACCTGTAAACAATAGGAAGGGGGCTGGCAGTTAAATGCTGGCCCCCAATCTATTAGGAGTATTTTATGGCTAAAATAATTTACGAACCTCACCCTATTAGCCCTGCACGCAAAGCCAAGTTGCAAGCTGATGGATACAAAATCATGGATGCAATCTTTGCTCCTGCTGGCACACCTATCCATCAAAAACTGGATACAGAAGAAGCCTCTATTGAACCAGAAGCAAAGCCAGAAGATACGCCAGTAGCGTATGAGCCAGAAGCGGAAATTGAAGAAGCCGCTAAGAAACTTGACGAACCCGTTGAGGAATATATTGCTGAAGTCGCTTCAAAATACAAACGCTCTAAAAAGGGTTAATTAAATGGCATTCGTGGTCGAAACAGGTGCAGGGCTTTCTAATGCTAATAGCTACGCCAGCGTTTCGGCTGCGGATAGCTATGTTGCTGACCGTGGGATAGCGGGTTGGACAGCATTAAGCTCCACAATCAAGCAGCAATGTTTGGTGAACGCTACAGATTATCTGGAAGCTACATATCGCGGCGCTTGGAAAGGCAATCGCGTTAGTGAAACTCAGTCACTGTCTTGGCCGCGATATAACGTAATTGTTGATGGATTTAATTTCCCCGCCAATGTCGTGCCAACGCAAGTAATAAATGCTTGCGTTGAAATGGCTATACGAGCCTCGCTTGGTGAGACTTTGCTTGCTGACCAAGGGCAAAGGGTAAGGCGCGAAAAGATTGATGTGATTGAGGTTGAATACCAAGATTACTCAGACCCAACGCAGCGTTACCCATTAGTCAATCGCATGGTTATGCCATACCTAATTTCTGCATCTGAAAGCGGGTTTGCTGTGGTTAGGCCACTTCGCACATGAGTAGCCAAGCGCAAACAGCATCACGGCTGCTTGCTAAATATGGCGAAGCCGTGTCCATCATCTTTCCTGTGTATGGCGGGACAGACCCCATAACAGGCGCGGTTATTGGAACCAACACTAGCACGACGATAACGGGCAAAGGTTATCCAGCACTTTATCAAAAAAAGGATGTAGACGGCACGAGCATCAAGGCTGGTGATATACGTTTAATCCTTGAACTGATAAGCACGCCGCCGACTGTTGGTTGCTTGGCATTGGTTGACAGCACA